TTATAACTATTATTACATATATCTATTGATATATCCATCTTATTTAGTAAAAATAATATTCCTAATATCGCTCCTATACTACAACCGGACACTCTTTTTATCTTTATTTTCTCTCTATGTTCCAATTCCTTTATATAGAGTAACCCACCCAACATGTATATGCCATTAAACGCTCCTCCATCTAATACTACATCTAATTCGCGAGGCAAATGCTTTTCTGGTATATTTTCAATCAAGGTATTTATAAATGTTTGTAATGCCATATGGCTTATGTTTATGTTAGTTTATACTTGTTTTTCATTTTATTTACACATTATACATGGCAACTCAACGTCCATCTTGGCAAGAATATTTCAAAACAATAACTGAATATACATCGACGCGATCTCCTTGTGAGCGGTTACGGGTTGGTTGTTTATTGGTCAAGGATAATCGTATCATTTCGCAGGGTTACAACGGGTTTTTGCCAGGTGCTCCACACGAATCTAAAGTTATTGATGGCCACGAACAGGCAACTGTACATGCTGAACAAAATGCGATTACGGATTGCGCTAAACGAGGTGTTAGCAGTGATGGATGCGATGCCTACATTACACACTACCCATGCGTCAATTGTATGAAAATATTATGCGCGTCTGGAATAACAAATATATTCTACGTAAATGATTACAACAACGACCCACTTGTTGAATATTTCCAGAGTATATCGAATATTCAACAAATTACAAAGATTTAAAATTTAACTTAGTTGTTATATGACAATTGATATTAGATTACATAAAACATACTAAAAATAGAAATATAATCCTAATGCCCCCAATAATCCTTCTAAAGATACAATCAAATAATGATTATTTTGTTGCCACATACTATACGATAAGAAAAAACACCCTATCGCATAAATAAGAAAGAAATGACCAGGTACATATACCTTCTTACCGTTAAACATTTTTTGATAAAAAAGTGACATAAAAGCAAGCACGATTAAAGCCAACCCAATGTAATGTTCAATAAATTGTATACTGTCCATTTATATTTATATGTATACATAATATTTTCTAGAATAACAATTATTCTAGTGTAAAAATACAGCAATAGTTAGTGCTAAATCTGTTGTAAATGTGTTAACAATTTTGAAATGACATAATATGAAATACCAAAAAACAAACTGTTGATAATATAACCAGTTAAATTTGGATTTCCGTCATTATTAAAAAGAGACGGTAAAACGGTCAATATCTTACTTCGCACAACTGGTAACTGAAATATAAAGTATAGGAGAACAATGATAATTGGTATTTGAAATTCGTCGTACAATATTTCCAATGAATCGCGCGAATTCTGGTTTTTCATTCTCCTTGCTAATATTTCTTGTTCTGTATCCGTGTTTTCAATATAATCATGTTGCTCTTGTTGTCGGGGCACATAATTCGCTTTCACTTGTTCGTCTGAAAAGTGGACGGTATTAGTCGGGATATCGCGCGACGGTAGAGTAGTTGCCCCACTCGCACTTGCTTGTTGAATACCCGTTATCATTTCATTCATCATTTTTTGTTCATTGATGGCAGACGAATCGTCATTGGGTGTCGGGGTGTCTATGGTTGAACTATAGGTAGTAGATTTCTCACTTGTTTGTAGCACTACATTTTGACTACCCCCACCCGAACTAGGATCACTTGGCAAATCAGCTAAATTCGTGGTATCATTCATAATCTAATATAATACTAAGAATGATAGATGACAATAATTACGCAAAATTCACGGTTTTCTTCTTAATGTCGCATACAATGGTTTCTGTTTCATATTTGAAACATTGGTCGCCATACTTATAAACCTTTTTCTTGATATCTTCTAAACTTGGAGCAATAAATTCGAGACAGTTTCGCCCTACACATCCTTTTCTGAACAACGTAGCAAGTCCGAGACCTAATAATGTGGACATGATTATCTTTCCAGTTTCAGTACGAAATAATTTTTCAAACGCCATTATGATTAGACCTATATATTAGTCATATATAATTTTATCACTATAGGTTCGTATTAGACCTGTATTGGCACTTCTTCTGCGTCATTTGAACATTTCACTATATTCTGTTTTAATTGAAAACAATTATCTGTTTTATCACTAAACTGAAACAAATGCCTATTATCATTTGTCGGATATACTGTTATTTTTGTAGGTGCCGGACTGTTAATATATACACATAGTAGTCCAAATAGAAAGCTCAACATAAACACGCGAAAATTTATTGAAACCATTCGTTTGACTATATATTTTATATATATTATATTACGATTCATTGTCACTATCACTGTCTCTTGATATACCTTTCAGTGTAGACCGTTTAGCATCTATACCACCCATATCAAAATATTCCACAGACGGGTTTTCAATGGATATTGACAAATCTTGTAGAGTAAACACCTTTTTAACCAATGTATGTGTATTTGTTTCCGTATTGTATTCCATTGCCATGTAATGATAATTCAAATTACGCAATTCTAGTAACAATGGCACCAACTCTACATCATACATAGAAACCAGATCTTTTATCAGTTCAATGCGCCCTGTCTCGTTGAATTCTTCAATCGTTGATTGAATAGTTGCGATTTTATTATAAAACAGGGCCATCTTTGTATTCAAAGTCGGTTTATTATCTAAATTCGAAACAATCTCAATGAAACGCGTTTTATATTTCATGACTGTTTCTAAATCATCTACCAATTCGTTTTTCAACTCAATAAACCTTTTCAATGTTACACTTTCTTGCTCGTAGCCAAACAATAAATCCATCTTAAGTGTAATTATTTCTTCTTTTAGTTCATTTACACCCGTTTGGAATGTATCTATCAAGTCTTCTAAATTTAGATATTTGCCTCTATTTATTTTGATATTTAGAGCGCACCGATTCGTTTTATCCCCGCAAATAGCGGTTAAAACACCACTATCGTTGTTGAAAATAGTTCCTACGTTTCGCCCACAATTGATACATTTTGTCTTCATTTTTCTATATTTATCCTGTTTTTGTTTCATGGATAAGGTTTCATCCTTCACGATGCTATTCTGATGTGCTTGTATTTTTTTAGTATAGTCGTTTTTTAACTTGTAATATTCGTTCAGTACATCATAAAACTCGTTCGTTTCCGTTTCTACATTCTCACGGTTATTTGTCTCAAGTGAATTAGACATTTTTGTTTTTGAATTGTCCATACTATCTAATACACCTACTTGTTCACTCATACTCATATAGATTATGAGAAGATTTTTCTATTATAAAACTGAACTTCCGGGTTATTTTGCCAACTAGATAAATCAGTTCCTAAATGGTTTACTTGGTTTTTTCGATAATCTTGCATAAAACGTAGCTTGTTCATTATGTATTGCTGTTGCTGTAACTTCTTCTCTTGTTGTAGTTTCAAATTATTCTTGTGTTTATATTTAAAATAAAGGGTTAGTCCTACAATAAGCGTAAATGCCAAAAATAACCCTAAATTGTAGAGAAAGTTATTGTATTTGGCTTTTAGTATATGGCATTGTTCTAAAGAAGAACTCAGAAAATATTTAACACCCGGTTCGATTAATCGGGGCCGTATATTTTGAATAGTTTCCATTAAATTATAATTTTATAATTTCAAAATAAATTATACCTATTTATTATATGGCTGCTGCAAATCCTTCATCATCAATAATATTCTTTTTAATATTAACATTGATTTATTTCATATTTAAATATTACACTAAATCGCCGTCCTCTATGAAAATATGGACAATTATCTACGTTTTAGTATTGATTGTGGTTCAGTTCTTTATTAATTTAGGATTAACGAATGATATATGTGGTACTACCCAATACGGCACGGCTTTAATGACAACCATATTGCCGTGGTTATTTATATTTGGTTCTGTCGCGCTACTTCTCATGTTTTTTCCTGGTTGGCTAAGTCCGTTTTCTAATACAATAGGTTATATGTTTACTTACATTACTGGCGTAAATGGATTTTTAAAAAGTATTTTGAAGGATAAAATTTCCCAAACAACCACTCCTGACAAGGCTGACATGATTTCGGCTATTAATAATGTTTACGAAGACAAATCATTGCTTATTAATTCTATGACTATCGATAATTTACCTCAATGGTGGGAAAACATGACAAAAGGAGGTTTGCTAAAGTCTGGAGTAGGTGAAACACAATTGAATGAATTAAAGAACTATGTAAAAATGAAAACTGAAATTGCTCATTTTATATGGTACGCATTAGCCGGCATTTTAACCACCTCGGTAAGCTACAATGCTATATTAAATTCCGGATGTACAAAATCAATCGCAGAAATGGAAAAAAGACATCAAGCCTATGTAGAACAAGAAAAACAAATAGCAGAAAAACAAAAGGCAACACAAGGAACCCAAATGGTCTATAAATCATATGAATAAACATGGGTGGTTCACATAATTCTATTATGTCATGACACATTGTCATGTTTAGCTAAATTTAGGGATCGTTATATAATACAAGACAATCATGTACGATAAAATGCCCAATATAATACTTACTAACCATACTGGTACGACCGTTTTTCTCTTACTACCTAAACCAAACACTCTTAAAGTTCCGTCGTTATTGTATAAAAATCCGGGTTGAGCATAATTTAACAATAAAAAAGACAATAAAAATATAATGATCGAGAAACTATTGATATTTTTTCGTATAAATTGATATTTCATCGTATATATAATAATAATAATAATAATATCCGGAATTTATTTTATTTTCTTGATATTGTGTATAATGAACTTTGGTCAAAATCAATCTGGTTTAATGTCAGCCTTTGCTCCTTTTGGTGGTGAATATTGCGATTATTTCTATTACTTATCCATGCTTAACTTTATTATTCTTCTTTACATTCTCCTTTCGGCCTTGTACGTATTTTTGTTTGAGAAGGAAAAGAAGTCCCTTTTCAACATATTGTTAGTATCTTTACCTACGTTCCTCGGCTATTTTACTAATAGATTGTTGTACTCAATTTGTATTGGTAGTACCCAACAATAAACGGTATGTTTATTCGTCACACTAATTCATATATGATATATATACTGTAAACGAAACATTATGATACAAAACGATATTTTCGTATCATATATTTATTCAACACAAGTATTTTTTCTTGTCTTCATTGTCCAAGTAGACACTTTTGCTAATCGACCGGACGATCTTTCCTGTTTCCTTTTCATCAAAGTCTACATCAGTCATGATGTTACAAATAAGTTCTGTAAATCTTAGTTGTTTATTCTCTACCGTATCCCATCCTCTATTTGCTTCTTTCCATCTACATATCAACGTTCGTTTCTTTCTTATCAGGGTTTTTATGCCCTCTACTACCTTGAGCAATTCGGTATCCTTTTCCCAGATATCCGCCTCCTTCACGTAAAGGGTTTTTCGTGTGGCATCTGTACAGTGTATTGGTCGTTCTAGTATATCCAATTTATTTAAGCCGTTGGTTATCATATTGGTTATGGTCTTTGTTAAGCCATTTTCAATGGTGCTATCATAATTTGCAGCCGTTATAGGCAATGAATCTATGAAATCCGTCAAGTTCATGGCGTTCTTACAGTGCTCATTCAAAAACATTTGAATATTAAACTGATTATTTGTCGTGTTATGACTGTTGGTATGGACTTGATTACCAATATATGGTATAATTTCCATCATTTTTGGCATGACCTCCGCAATCTTATCCATTACATCTTGATTCTTCAAGAGCATCGTCATCAATAATTCTTTATCAATTTCTACCATGTTAGAATTACCATTTATTATGATATTGCTATTGCTATTGCTATTGCCATTGCTATTGCCATTACTATTATTACTAGATAGAGATATGGAACAAGTTTTTTGATGTTTATATAAGCTTTGTCTATGTAAATAAGAATTATTACATTCACATACATAATTGGCGTTTTTTTGCGTCTTTGTGTAAGTATTTGTAAGTCGTTTTGAGGCTGTTTCATGTTTACGTGTAATAATATGTCTATTCCAATCACATGTCTTTCTACATTTAAAGTCACAATAATCACAGTTATATATTTTAGCGGAATCGGGCGCTAAATTGACAGTCATTGTAAGTATATAATAGACTTACAAAAAAACGCCTAAATCTTTTCATATAAAAAACATATAAGATGTCAAAAAAATGTCATAACAAATTTTTATTTTTCAAAATGAAAATGAGAGCATTATGCTCTAAAACGCATTTTTCATGCTTTTTCCAATCCTATTTCCAAAAATAAAAAAACTACACAAAAATACCTTGTGTAATTTTTCAAAATCGAAAATCAAATTGAAAA